GGTAAACCTAGGGTACGCTTTTCAACATCAAAGAAAGCAGTCCTATAGTTACCATGAACTATAGTAATGTTCTCTTTGGCTAATAGTTTAGCCAATATCGATTTTGAGTTATTCGCAATCATCTTAGTCTCCTTCCATTAAACGGAAAACATTTAATTTTCCATTATGTATATTCTATCACACTTTTGCGTAATTGTAAAGGACTATTTTGATTTTTTTTCACTTTTTTTCAATTTATATTTCTCAGGGACTGAGCCCCAACCGACAGTTCGGTCCCAGTCCCTTTGAGTATATGTTACTTTACGAAGTCCACTATCATCGGAAATATTGGTTCTAATGCCTTTGCGGACGCTTTTGCTACTTCCATGCATTCTTTTTGTGTTCCATTTCCTGATCGTAAGCTAATAAAATGAGCCCATGATCTAAGGGTACCATTCATGTACATACGAGATACAGTCATACCTTCAGGCAATACTGCTCTTGCTTGTTCTTTAGCGATACCATTTTCAATAGCCCACTCATAAGCGGTTTTAGCTGCATTAGTGACTGAATGCTGACGTCTTTGCCAATCAGTCACTAACTCTTGTTGTGTGGCATTCAACTGGATATTAGGATCATTTTCGATCTCAATAGAGTTCTGCCTATTTTTTGGATCTTGTAACCTTGCTTCACGGGTCACAAAAGCCCCTGCCAGTTCTTTATCCGGATTGGCATAACGCTGAGAGAACTCTTGGAATGAGAACGAGCGATGCCGTAGGATTTGACGGGCAATATCACGGGTTGTTGTTATTTCTAAACAAGCACTTGCCATTTCCAATGGAGACCAATGGTCATTCTTCATTAGATATTTAATAAGCTTATCAGCAGTCTGCTTGTTTGTTTGATTGCCTGGATTAGATACACGAGCTGTGTATGCTACCAAGTCTTGCGTGTCTTCAATTCCTTGTATACGATATTCTTCAGTCGGAACTGAATGACTTACTAATTTTACTTGCATTATGCTACCTTTGAAAAGTTGTGTTCTTTAACAAATTCGATCTTGGATCTGAACTTACCGTCCAGCAAATCACCTTTATGCGAAATCACAAATACATTACTATCGTCTTCAAGAGTACCAAGTATCTTCATCAAATTGTCAATACCATCATGATCTAACGAAGAGTCAAAAGTCTCATCAAGAATCAAAAGATTCGTAGAAGTAGAGTTTTTCATCTTCGCAATTTGCCTCCAAGTAAACAACAGTGATAAATCGATTCTCTGCTTTTCACCTTCAGAAAATGATGCATAGTTAAATGCATCACGATGTCTTGACTTAATCACCTCGTTGAAATTCTCATCGAGATTAAACGAAACAAAGAAGTCAAGAACTTGAAGGTATTGATTAACCAACTTGTTCATGACCGGAAGATACTGCTTAATTACTTTTGTTTTAATTCCAGTATCTTTTAGCATTTCACCGGCTGCATCTGAATAGCTTTTTTCTTCCATGAGCCTAAGTTTAAGCTCACCAAGAGTATCACGTTCAGATACCACAGTAGCCAAGTCTTTATTTGCTTGGCCTAGATCACCTTCATTGCCGGTAAGTTTATTTATATCAGCTTCTAAAGCAGAGATCTCTTTTTGTAATCGACTAATAGCCATATTGTTAGCACTAATTGTAGAATGCATCTCACGGATTTTAGATAACTCATCATTGATATTACCAATAGAGCTTTCTACCTCAGCTCCCTCACTAGAGATTTTATCCATAGCCTCTTGTAATTCTTTGGCTCGACTTTTAGCACTTTTAAGCTTATTTTGCCTTAAATCGTCATTTATTGTTTGTTGACAAGTAGGGCAATTCTCATTGTCCTCATAGAACTTTGCATCCTTGACTACACCCTGCATTTGTTGCTTAAATTGAGCAGAGTATCCTAAAAGAGACTGTTTTTTGTCATGAAAGGTTGATAGACTATTATTTAGAGGGGATTCTTCTTTTTCGATTACGCTGAACAATTCTGAGTTACTTTGTTGTAAAGATACCCATTCATCTCTGTTCTGCTCAATCAGAACTCCCTTCTCACGTATTACTTCATCATTAATCTCAGTAATATCCCTTATGTACTTCCTTTGCATGGTAATTTTCTCTTTAGCCAATTCAAGACGATAATTAGCATCATTGATCTCTTCTTTATTTTTAGAGATCTTATCTTTAAGAATACTATTCATCTTAGAGAATACTTGAATGTCTAATAGGTCTTCAATAACATCTCTACGGTTACCAGAGTTTAACTGCATAAATGGGATAAACGATGATGATCCAAGCACGACAATTTGGTGGAAGGATTTATGGTTTAATTTCAATATGTTAGTCTCAAGGAACTTCTGATAGTCACGAGCAGTTGATGATTGATTAATCATATTACCATTCTGCCAGATCTCAAACTTGCCAGGACTAATGCCACGGACAATCTTAAACTTATGAACACCAACATCAAATTCAACTTCAACAATACACTGTTTCTTGTTTATAGTATTGACTAGCTGATTTTTAGAGATAGCTCGGTGAGGTTTACCAAACAATCCAAACGAAAGTGCATCTAGTAAAGTACTCTTACCAGCACCATTCTGACCAACCACTAATGTGGATGGTGACTTTACTAAATCGATACGCGTTACATTATTACCAGTTGAAAGAAAGTTCTTCCACTGGACTGACTTAAATCTAATCATAGCACCTCACTATTTTGTGCTTCAACATATAGACCTCTCATTAAGGCTTTCATCCTTTCCTTATCTAACTCGGTCTCAACTGCTTCAACATATGAGTCTAGCAATTCAGTAGTATCTTCAACTGAGATACCTTCATCAACTACATTTTCACCAAGATATTCGTCAAAGGTCTCTGCAATCTTTAGGTCATGATGATCAATGCTCTGAATACGGTCAATGAACCGATCAAACATAAAATGATCTGCCTTATTTACTACAACGACTTTAACAAACTTATCTATTAGTTCATTACAATTATAGTTATTATAATCTATTTTGTCGTCATTGTAAAGGACTTTTTTGAACAGAGTTTGATTTACTCTGACAGGTGTAAGTGAGCGGTCTTCAGTATCGATAATATGAAAGTACTTAGGATCACTAGCATCTGCCCATGTAAACTCGAACTGTGAGCCTAGGTAATGTATATTGTCTTGTGCTGATTTAGTATGGAAGTGACCTGACATAACACATTCAAATCGTTTAAACGTATTTTTACTCATACCATGCGTATTAGTTACGCCTCTCATCATTTCAAAGCCTTCAAGCTCTAAATGAGATCCTACCCAGTCAGCATCTACTTTAGCAAGATACTTCATAGTAGATTCATAGTTTTCGTTATTGATCCATGGAATACATGCAATACGTAGACCGTCATAATCTACTACAGTAGGCTTCATAATAATGTTAACGTTAGTTGTATAGTAACCAAGTAGTTCTTTAAGAGAACATAAGTCGTTCGTATTCTTATAGAATACATCATGGTTGCCAGGAATAATGTCCATTGTAATACCCAGCTCACGCATAGGTTCAAGGAACATCTTTCTATTTTCGTTTTGTGTTTTGAAGTTAATAAACTTACGATGATCATAGTAATCACCTAGATGCAAGATCTGTTTAATACCATGTTCTTTCAAATATGGAAAGAACTGATCTTCGTAAAACTTCTTTTGATAATTTAGAAATATGTCTGAGCTATTTCTAACACCAGCGTGGGTGTCATTCAAGACTGCTATTTTCATTTAGTTTCCCATGAAGAGTTCCAGGCCTTCCGCTTTGCGAGCCTTTTCTTTCTTCTTTTCTTCTTTTGCAAATTCTTTGATTGCACCATCATTTGAACGTACTACAGAAATACGATCTCTTAATTGGTCAACAAAGGCTCTTGTGGTAGAATCAATAGTACTATCGGTATCTGCACCCATAATAAAATCTTCAATACCAGCTTTTTCAATGTACTTAAACTTGATATCTTGCTGTTTCTTCTCCTTTGCAAGTCTTCGTAAGAATGCATAGTAACATATTTGTGTAAAGTATGCAAATGCATTTGGCTTACCAGTACGAGTAGCCGCTTCAATATTATAATTGGTAATTGCTTTTAAACAGTTTTCTACCGCGTCCATTACCATCTCTTCGCGATATGTATAGCGAATAAAATTGGCCTTGTGTGACAAGCCCTGTGCGATCTTTAAAAAGCAAGTTGCAATATAATCAGTTACTACAGGTAAGGGTTTCCCTTGTGCCTGTGCTTCATTTACGAGTTTCACATAGTCAACCACAGATTGCGAAAACTCTTTGTTATTTACATAGTGTGGTTTTTGTTTTGGTTTCATACCGTTTCAGACTCCCCTAGTTGTTTAGGCCTATTCCATGGCCAAGAGTTAGATTCCCAAGCCTTAATTAGATTAGGAACATGTATGTTGTATGTGGACAAATCATCCATATTGTCCTTAAGGTATTTGATTTTAAGGTCAATATCCGTGATTGATTGAAAATCCCTGAAGTGGGTTTGTAAGTTTATGTCCATATGTTTAATCCTTTATTTCATTTTTAATACTATTATTATAACACAATTCTATCCATTTGTAAAGGAATATTTTATGTAAAATAAATTGAAAATAAATGAAATTAGGGGTTTACAAAACTCCAAAAGTATGATATAATAAGAGAGTAGGCTGAGGAGGGGAGGATACCCACAGTCAGTGTATAGAAGCTTTCTTAGGTACTAATTTTGAGAACTGTTCTAGTTGCTCATCTCTTAGAGGATCGTGATCATCATCTTCTAGTTCCATCTCATCTTCCCTTATCCTTAAGCACATTCTTATATATCGTTCTTTAATCTCATCATCTGCTTCTGATTGAGATATAACATGACTTGGATTGAGGTTAATTTTACCTCTACTCTTAGACATCGGAGCCCAATCACTAAAAGCATATGAATGAGCTTCGGCAGTTACTTTTGTATGAAGAAGAAGTGGACTTTCTAATCCGATAAGAACACCTCCAGGCTCTTCATACACAAGAGAGATAATCTCATCTCCTGATGATAGTTTGAATAATTGAATATTGATATCGTCTAAACTGTATGTCATGGTAATGGGATCTCTATAATGTTAAAAGTAAACTGTTCTTTGGTGTATATTTTAATTCTTTCAGCTGCATGTAAAAGTGTATAGTTTTTAGAACTCTTCCAATGTAAGTCATCTGCAATATCATACAATATGGTATTCTTACCATCATCACTCTTTCTTAATCCTCGTCCAATTGATTGAAGAACTTTGATCTGACTCTTTGAAGGTGACGCAAAGATAATATTGTGTAGATTCCGAATATTAATGCCAGTACTAAAAGTACCCAAAGATGCGACAATAATAGCATTTTTCTGTTCCTCCGTTATCTTACGTACATGTTCTCTTGTGTCAGTATCTGTTTCACCGGAAACATAAAAGACTTTTCTTCTCTTATGTGCTTTTTTCAAAATCAAATCGTATAAAGGTTTTCCATGTTTTTCTACAAATTGAAATAGAACTAATGTGTTACCATCTTGATCTAAAGCTAAGTTAGAAATAAAGTTATTACGATTTTCGTATCTTACAATCCAATCAATTTCGTCCTGATACTTATATTTATTCACTACACGACAGTGCTCGTCTTTATATTTCAACAATAGGACCTTAATATCTAATTGAGCTAGATCATTGTTATCCATTAAAGTTTTAGTTGTAGTTACATAAAAAGCTGGACCAAATAGTCCTTCCAATACTAGTTTGTGTGTTTGTGTTCCATCTAAAGTACCTGTTGTTCCAAATCTATATTCAGCATCTCTTAGTTTTGTAAGAATACTGGTTAATGATTTAGCTTTAAAGTTATGTGCTTCATCTCCAAATACTGCACCATATTGCGAAAACCAAGTACCAGGCAGTTTATAGATTGATTGCCAAGTTGATATAATAACCCTTGCGGGATCGTTATGTTTAGGTGCACCAGAATAGATTCTTTGGCAAATGCTATTATCAAAATTGTCATCATACTTACTGTAAGCTTCAAAATCAGAATACATTTGTTCAACAAGAGAAGTTGTTGGTACTACAATAAGAACTTTCTTATCATGGTTTTCTAAGTACCAACGCATCAGACAATAGATAATAAGTGATTTACCAGATGCAGTAGGTGATATCAACATTGCCGATTTTGTTCTTAAACCGTGTTCTATAGCACGAATCTGATAATCTCTTGGCTCAATCTTCTCACCTTT